CAAACCTGTTTGGGTGTAGAAATCTGCGGCAGGATTCCCAGGTGTATCCTCTCCACCAACGTAGATATATTGTGATTTTTCGTTGATTTCTCTCTTATAAAATATGGATTCCCCATTTTCCAATCTTGCTTGTGGATATACAGAGAGATTTGAAAATCTTTCCAAAATTGTATTCTGTGCGCCTGTGAACAAACCATCCTGATCTATGACCAAGACATGGATTTGGTCATTCGTGGTCAAACTTGCCGCTAATGTCTGAATGTTTGTTGTGTGGTCAGGAGCGCCTTCTGCACCATAACCAAAGTTTGCGTAGTATTCTACTGTCCCCTCGGTCCATGCGGTAAAACCTGCATTGTAATATGCAGTTTCGTTTATTGCCGTTCCACCTGGTCCTGGAAAAATTGCAACTTTAAGTGAACTTCCCTTTTGTCCTGGATAACGGGCAAAAATTCCGTTATAATCATTATTGAATAAACTCTCATTTTGGAAAAGTTGTGTTGCTGGGACTGTTTGACCGTCTCCAGTGAAACAACCGACTGCGTTCTTTGCGTCGGAACCAACAACACGGACAACTTGAAGTGAATTCGTGTAACTCAGGTAATTAAATCCCGAAAACCATTGAGCATAGTTCCAATTCTTTGGATTGCCAAAAACTGCTCTATATGATTTTGGTGAATCGATCAAAATCACCTTCTTTGCTGGTCCCCATTCATAGTTTCCAGCGATACCACCCAAAGAGGTAGCAACAGCCGGGACTATGGTTGTGAGGTCGATTTCCGATACGTTTACACCTGGACTGACTTGAAATGCCATATTTCTATCTCCTTGATACTATATCTTTATTAAGCACCAACCTCACTAAAACTTGCACCAGTTCTAGTAGCAATGAAGTTCAACTGAATGTAATTGATGGAACGATTTGGTTTGATGTAGATGTCCGCCCAAAACTCATTTCTGTCAATTCTTTCGGGTGTGTTATTCGACTCGTCACATACTACCTTGAAGTCAATCAACCCCCTTCTCGCCTTTACGTCGGAGAGGAAAGGTGTCACAAGAGAAACAAATCTAGATCTTGTGAACGAATCGTTGAACTCAAACAAGGAATACTTAGATGCTGTTGCAATCGCCTTCTCCAAGACGATGAACAATCTGCGAACATTGATTCTATCGAATGCACTTGGTTTTTGCAATCCTGTTCTGTCACCCAAAAGAAGGATTCCAGTGTCTTTTTGGAAGATAACAGGATTGATTCCCTTGGGATACAATCTATCTCTATAGATTTTCGAGGGATTGAACGCAAGAGCTTCTGCGTTTCTCATGATTCCTCTGTTGTATCCAGCTGGAGACCACCATGCGTCATTGGTAAACTCTGTTCTCGCAACCAAACCTGCGGTATCTCCATTGAGTGGAACCCAACGATATACCAAGTTGTACGGGTCGAATTGTTTCTTGTAACCAGAATCTATGAACACATAGGAACTCGATCCTACATTATTCTTGAATGCGATGCAACGGTCTGCCTTTGCACTTTCAGTTGCGTTTGCAGCTACTGAAGCACCAACTTTACCGATATCACAAGAGAGGAATGCAACGCAGTCTTTTCTAGTTTCCGCAATCTGAACGAGATTTTGAACATCTTCAGCACTGTTGATTCCACCACCGAGAAGAAGATTTACATCTTCCTTTTCTGCATCGGCAAGAACTTCATAACCCTGTTCATCAATGTCAAAAAGTGATCCACTTTGTTCTCCTGTTCCACCAGAAAGTTCAATCGTGACATGTGCAGTTGAACCGTAACTAAAGACATAATCGGTTTCTGCATCACTGATTCCTGAAACACCCAATCCAGGACCACCGAAAATAGCAGCTGGATAAAAAGCTGTATCGTTCAAATCGTAGTTGTCAACAGCTCCACCACACTTGATGTATTCTGAAGTGGTGTTTATTACGTTCTTGAAATAATTTGAGGTTCCGTCATTTTTTCTAGCCTTGGGGTGAAGGGATACGTTCTCAAATTTTTCGAGAATTGTATTCTTGACACCAGAGAAAAGTCCATCTTGATCCAAAACTGCGATATGTACCATATCGTAAGTGGTTGCTCCTGCAATACTTATCAGATTATCAGATGAAGATGGTGTTCTACCAAAAGCAGACCATATGTCTGAGTATGTGCTTGTTCCTATTGTCCCCTGTGTCCAATTTGAACCCGAAGAAACACCATTGGAACCTATCGAAACAGCAAGACTGTTACCCTTTGTCCCTGCATATCTTGAATAAAACCCACCACCGTATGTGGTTATGTCAACATTGTCATTTGGTGCATAAGACTCTGAATCCCCTGCGGTCTTTCCTGCGCTGTTTGCGTTTGCAACAGAACCAGTTGAACCCATTGTTCGGACAACCTTGACACCTTTGGAATACCCCAAAAAGTTTAAAGTAGTGAAATATTCTTCATAATTCCACTCTTTGACATCACCAAAAATGTTTCTGAATGTCTTGGGGGTATCGATCAAAACTGGGGTATTTGATGGTCCCCACTCAAAGTATCCAGCTATTCCTGCAATAGAAGTTGCTACAGCTGGAACTATGGTTGTTAGATCAATCTCACTTACATTTACACCCGGACTGACTTGAAATGCCATATTTCTATCTCCTTAGATCATCATGGAGCTTATAATTTACTATGAAGTATTTATTCTTTATGTTTTTTTGCGTTTTCAAGACCAAAAGAAACTGGAATCATCTTCCATATTCACATCTTCCGGTGGCAATTCCCTACTTTTGGTCGAAGAACCCTCTCGGGACAACAGGGAAGCGTCCTTCTGCCTATCTGCTTCAAAGTCCAAAATACCATCCTCTATGAACCCAAATGGAGATAAAGACGCTTCTAGGTCTTGTAACCTCTTTTCATAGAGTTTTCTACGAGTATCAATGTCTATGATTTCCCTAAAGTAAGTCTGTGTGGTCAACCAAGAGAAAAGAATCAGAGTGTCAACCAAATCGTCGTGGTATCCTTCCGACGCCTCATAGGAAATTCCCTTGGAAATGAAGGTGCTGAACTCGGAAATCACATCCAAGTCTGAAACAACCAACTTGTCTTGCTCTATCATTTCCTTGAGGATGGAACACCCCAACTTCTTGATCTGATAACTGGTCCGAACACCAAATTGGACCTTTCCACTCTCACCAAAACCACCGTCCACTTTTTGTCCCTTCTTTCCACGATTGGAAACCAAAAGGACGTTCTCATATTCCAACTCCTGATAGAGAATATCCGCGACCTCGGAACCAACGTCATTGATTTCTAAAAGAACATGTGCGTCATTGTAATACTTTCCCATTTTTTCTATGACCGTGGGGTACATAAGAACGGGGAGAGTATTGTTCCTGTACTTTGCGACCACTTTATAGGGCATACTTGTCACATCAACGACGGTGAATGCGTGATAATCGGCACCCTGTGCTCTACATGTGTCAACGCACATGATGTAGACTTTATCCTTCTTTGGTTCTTCAAAGATGTCCAACCCATCAATCGCAGAACGAACTGGTTCCTCAAAAGGCATGGATGCTAGTTTTGCGGAGGATATCAGAGTGTCTTCAGAACCAAGGAACTGACACTCGAACTCCTGCATCCACTGCCTTTCGGAAGTGTTGCGAATAGTTTCTTCCTTGAACTTTTGGTCTCTTCCTGGAATCTCGTTCCAAAGAACTTCTATGGGAACGTAGGAATTTTTCTCACTTTCGGCATTCTTCCACAACTTGTAGAACATGTTCATTCCCTTGGGTGTACTGACGATGACCACCTTGGTCGTCTCACCCGAAGAAATGGTGGGATAAACAGAGTTGAAGAAGTCCTCAGCTATGTTGTTGGGAACGAATGCAAATTCGTCAAGTAGAATCATACTGTATGTATCACCACGAACCGCAGACGAAGATGTGGATGAAGCAATAACTTTTGATCCGTTTTCAAGTTGAATGGACAACTTGTTCCATTCCACAATTCCCTGTTGCAACCATTTGGGAAGGTTTTCATATGATTTCTTCAATCTTTGAAGAAGTTCCCTAGCGGTTGTCAATTTGTTTGCGAGAATCGCCACCTTCTTGTCCTGATTGAACAGGATGTGGTGAAGAAGGTATGAAATCATGGTGGTTGATTTACCACTCTGACGAGGAAGTTTGCAGATGGTGAAACGGTTGTCGTGGATTGTTCTTACTATGTTTCTTTGAAAATCATACATTTCAAAGGGAATCAATCCCCTGTCCACTTGAACAATCCGAATGTAATTTTCTATGAAGTGAATGGGGTCGTTGGAACACTTTATGTATTCCTCGACCTGTTCGGGAGTAAATTCTACAGGAGTATTTGCTGCCTTGATGAGGGGATTGCCAAGATAGTGGTCATTGTTCTTCGTTGGCATCCTTCTTCTCCAACTGCTTTGCTTTCTTTCGTTCCGAAAGGAACTTCTGAAGTTCCGCAGTGCTTCCCACATAAATGGAGTTGTTGGTTATGGACTTTGGTCCACTCCCACCCTCTTCCTTATTCAAATCCTTCATCTTCTTGTGGAGGTCCATCAACTTACCGTTCG